ATAAGACCAGCGGTGCGAGGTGTGTGAACCAAGAGTGCGTTCTTACCACCGATGAAGGCAGAAGACTCTGCAAGACCTTCAGCAGCAGTGTTCTCAACAGCTTCCATGACAAGGAAGTTTTCCATGCCAAAGATTTCTGCCAGTTTACCGTCTGTGATCAATGCAGGGTTGTTGATAGTAGAACCACCATTCAAACGTGCAAGGATATCAGGGTGGTTAACCAAGATGTCACGAACTTCTTTGCCAACAACCATTGTGTTTGGCTTGAAGCCACCAGAGGTCAACTGCATAGTACGAGCGCCAGTGGTAACATCTGAGATTGGTGTAGAGTTAGTGTAATCATTCCAGTAAACTGGAACACCAACACCGTTAGCCGCACCAGCAACACTGGTTGTCCAAACACCATTGACAAAGAATGTAGAAGCGAACTGCTTCTCACGGTGGATCAATAGGCGGTTAGTTAGTGTTTGCGCTCCAGCGGAACGGATTTCTAGCATAGCATCTTCGTTAGCAAGAGTTTGCTCATCGAAGTCCATACCCAGACCATAAACGTCTGCAAAGTAAGATGAATTAGACAGCTTCTGCCCAATACGGTTAACTTCAGTACGAGGGGCCAATTTCTTTACATCGCCTGAGCGATTCATGTTGGCACGATCATACTCGTAGTATTTGTCTGACTGACGCTGTACACCCACAGTTGGGAATACTTTATCAGCAACAAAAGTTGCTTGGTCTTGTACATAGGCCAGCGTCAAGTTTGACAACGGCTGGTCGATATGTACGCTTGATGGTGTTAATAGTGGCATTACATTTTCCTTTAATTAGCTATTAAGCGTGAGCATTAGCTGCTAAGATCAACTCGATTGCGATAACTTGACCAGTTACACCAGCTTCATAGGCACGGCCTACAATGATGTCACCAGAAGCAGCGTTTACAGCTTTACCAGCAGCGTCGATACCAACGTCATCAGCTATAGTTACTGTGCCACCGCACAATACCATAACCTTGCCTGAGTGTGTGATTGTACAAGCATTGCCAGAAGCGGCTCCTACTTCGATAACACCAATAGTTCCTTCACCATCTCCAGCTACAACAGCTTTTGCTGCTGCGTCCATCTTAGCAAATAAGAACTGAGAACCGCTAAGGTCAGCACCAGCGATTAGAGTGCGGTTGTCGCGTGATTGCGTTACAGCCATGATTATTCCCCTTTGTAGGATTTATTGATGAGTGTCCTGCCTTCATCGGTCTTAGCTACAGCAGCATAAGCCTTGGCGAAATCACTCTTTTTCAGTTGGTTGTCGTCCATGTAGGACTTTACGAGAGCATCTAGTTTATCGGCAGAGGTAGCGAACTCGCCATCTACATCGGACTTACCAAATTCTTGCATGGAAGCGGCAAAAGCAGCATCAGCAGCCTTCAACATTACCATAATTGCATCATCTTCTGAGAATGACTTCAGAAGTGTCTTAGCTGCACCAGCTTCAAAGTGCGGCAGAACTTCGCCAGCACTCTTAGTAAGCTCAATGTCAGCTTTCTCTAGTTCATGTTCACGCTTGGCTACAGCAGCAGCTTCAAGTGCTTTAAGGACTGGGGCTGGGATGTCGCTCTTAACAACCATCTCACCGTCAATGTCCATCATTTCCTCTTCCGCTTTCTTTTCGATAGAGTCGGCACGGATAACGTAACCAGCTTCAATCAAACCCTTGCGGAGATGTTGGTTCTCAGTAGAAAGACGTTCAACGTCAGCCTTGAGGGCCTCTACGTCAAGCTCAGGGGCTTCAACAGCTTCAACTTCTGAGGCAGCTTTCTCAGCAACCTCTTCAGCAGCTTCATCAGCCTTTTCCATGTACATATCGAGAGCTTTCATAGCCTCTCCACGACCACAGCCTTTGTCTTCCATGTACGCCTTGACCTTGGCTTCCATTTCTTCACTCATTTTAGTAATTTCCTCTTTGGAATTGTCACGCTTGAAGAGGCTAACCATTGCCTGAGCATTGGCAGGACGATCCACAAGGGAAAGTTCTTCAAGGTGCAAGTTTTTCAGGAGATTAGGCAAGTTAGATTTCCTCCTTAATAGCACGTCCACCTATAGAGAACGCAGCGAGTTCACCAGATTTGACCATAGCCCAGACAGCATCATCGAATACTTTGTATGCGACTACCCATCCTTCACGGTCAGATTGGATACCAAGAGCATCACCAATTTCTTTAGTGATAGGAAGGGAATGTACAACGACACCCACCTGTTCTCCAACGTGCATAGCCTTACCAACTCGCACATGCTCCATAAATTCATTAACGGCTTTGACAAGAGTGCCAGCCTCAATAACATCCCCTTGGCGGTCAACTACAGCTTCACCGTTCTCGGTTACTACTGAGGCCCAACCATAGACCATACGTTGTTCTTCGTCAGTCTTGAGGATCTTACCTTCGATATTTGCTTTAGTCATGTCACTGACAGAAGTATCTGCTTCCCACATACGGCAAGACCAATAACCAGCAGTTGTCTTATCTTTCTTTGTATCACAAGAGTGCCTAGAGCGGAAATTGGCACGAGCCTTTGGATCATCCCTACGAATTTCCATATTCGGGTCACCAAAAGTAACTCTCTTTATTCTATCGCCATCCTTAACGAATACTTCAAACTTCTTGTTACCACCATCTGTACGTCTGGGCTTATTTAGAGTAACACTTTCACCTTGGTAGTCAGCCTTGTGAAACTCAGTCTTAAGTACCTCTGCTACAATAGCCCTGAGAGCCTCTATACGATCAACTGAGGGCTGTTCTTCGACTTCAGTAGGCTCTTTGTCCTCATAGTAGTCTAAGTAAGCCTCATGGCTTTCTGCTGGCATGTACACAGCTTGTCCATCGTGGCTATAAACATGAGTAACTCCGTCAAGGCCCATATCAATAGAGCGAGACACAGCTTCTGGCAGCGTAGTAAATACATCGTTGGCATATTTCATCTTAAGAATATCCATTGTGCTTTTCTTTAGCGTTGATATTTTGTGTCCTACCATTGTCCCTGTAGGTTTACCCTCATTATCAATAATCTCAATACGAGCAGCAGGGTCTTCTTTTGTGCCTGTTATTTTAACGGGTATGTTTGGGACTTTACCTTCTCGAACTACCTGACGTATAATTCCTCTGGCAGTTCCACCAGAAGAGTTCCAAGATACTTTAGATCCAACTTTCATTTTAAATAAACCCTATGTGTCATTCTTTATTAGGACACCTTGAAACGATGCTCCTAATGCAGTGTTAGTTGTATCTGTAGAAGCTCTACACTCTAAGTCAGTCTTTTCAGCAAATGCCTGTGGGTACTTAAATGTCTGTATCAGTTGGTTGCTCTGTAAGACTTGGATAAACCTAGTCCTAAATACGTTAGAACCAAACTCTCGACTTACGAACTTACAGGTAACTAACTTGTTGGCTTGAGATACAGCGGCAGTAAAGTTTATTTCATCTACATACAGAGTATGTCCAGCAGGTACTGTGTAGGCGGCTATCTGAGTTTGATTGCCTAGTGATAGACTGGCATAGATTGATGTGTTTGGTACTCCACCTGTAGCTCCAGAAGAACCAATGTAAATTGTACCAGCAGCACTACCACCTGACCCAGCAAGTGTAACAAAGGCCCTATAAATTCTAAGGTAAGACAACTGAGATGTGATCTGAGCCTGACCGTTAAGTGTTATAGTCTCTTCTACCTCTGCGTAGTTCTCATCTAGACCTTGGATCAAGATAGTCCTAGCTCCAGTTCCTGTACCTGAGTCATTTGCACTTGAGCTACTTACGAAGACTGTTAGTTCACCTGCAAACCAAGGGTAGTTACCACCCTGTCCCCAGACTGTCTCCTCTGCACCATCTACGTCTGGGTTATAACCGAACTTATAAAGAGTCCTATAACCCTTAGCGTGACCTCTGGAGATAGCTAGATCAGTATGATCGTATATACGTTTGGGCCAACCACCGAACATCTGCTGTACTACCTCTTCATATATTGCGTTAGGATCTCTTGCGTCTTCTACATCAGGTCTACCCGTTAGGATGTTTCTTGCACCAAGGACGTTATTCTGGGATATTGCTGTTGGATTAACTTCTGGTACACCAGTAACGATAGGCTCTGCTGTACTTACTTCATCCTCAATCATTGTGATCGTGGGTACTATAGGAGCACCAGTGACAATCACGTTAGCATCTAGGTCGTGGTCTTGCGTAAGAGCAGTTGCTAGAACTACAACATTACCAGTAAGTATGCTGTCAGAGCTTAGATCGTGGTCTTGTACGATAGCTGTAGTGGAAAATGCTGGTTGACCTGTGACTATATTATCTGAGCTTAAGTCTTGATCTTGGGCAATAGCGGTAGTAGAGATTAAAGGCTGACCAGTTACGATGGAAATTACGTTTGTAACATGGTTTTGAGTTATTGCAGTAGTTTGTATTACTGGAGCATCAGTAGAAAAGCCGTTAGCACCAATAAAGTCTTCGTTGATTAAAGGCTCACTGGCTTCGGTGAGGATTAAACTACTGTCTTCTTGTAAGATCCTGCTGGTCATGGCCCATAACCCTTATTATGCAGGATCAGGGATACCGATAGTAAACGATCCTAGTGAGAAGGTGTTTCCAGAGGACACTACTTGACTTGCAGTCAGAGAACCAGTTGCTAGAAGGCGGCTGTTTACGGTATCTACAATAGCGTAGTGGGTTGCTGTACCGTTACCTGTAACTGAACCGTCACTGATAGCTGCTGCGGTTACTTCACGTCCACCGCCAGTCCTGTCTGCGGGGGCTGCAACGGAAAGGCTGGTGCTATTCCCAAGAGCGTAGGTAGAGTTACCTTCTGCGTAAGTAGTTGCCTCTTGAGATGTAATCAGAAGTTTATTTGCTTCTGTATCAAGAACTGTAAGACCATTGTCAAACACACGGTTGTTTAAAGATGCCATTATGCTTCTTCCTCGTTTGTAGTAGAACGACCAACTTCAGGGTCATACTCCAAGTCAGCTATGTCCATAAGGTCTTTAACAACCTCTGGGTGCGAGGAGACATCAATGTTAGCGCCATTCAAGTTACGCAGGAAGGCTGCAACCTCACGAAGATCATGTGGAGCAACATCACCAGATACAATCGTTGGCATTAGGTCATAATTCAGACCGTTCAACTGCCAGAGACGCTCGACCAACTGTTTGTTGAGAACATCAACGATAGCTTGGATATAACTCTCAAGCGCACGGAGGAACAGGTCTGTCTTCGACTTGGACAGGGCGTAGGAGCCACCGGAGGAACCAAGCAGAAGAAACTCAGATAATACAGAACGAGCAATGTCATGCTGGTAACGACTAACGATAGGGTTTATGTCTATGTTACGTTTACCATTGGATGCCATAAGCTCAATGTCTACTAATCTAGTGGAGGAAGGCGCTCCATCTTTATCGGGGTAGGTATCGGATGGCAGTACAATGTAACCTTGCTCGTTGAATTTAACGTCTCGTAGGATCTGCTGCAAGTCTCTGACGAATCCTGTCTGAGTAGCAGAAGCATCACCAGAAAGATACTCGGCAGGAATCCGAGCGACAGGAATACCCGCCAGTTCTCGCTCAACCGCAATGGCCTCAATAGCCTGTAAGTTGTTAAGGTACTCGTAAGAAGTATAAGCGTTGCGAAGAATAGAACGTCCACTTGGATCACCATTTATTGAGGTAGTTCGGTAATACAACGACTTATTCAAGGGAATATAGTTCTTACCATTCATAAGACCAACGGATTGCTCTATTCCTAGAACATCTCCAGTCTTTTGGTCTACATCGAACTTATTGATCGTCCAAGGCGCACGAGCAGCAATCTTCTTAACGCCTAAGCGTCCGTCAGTATACTTGGAGTGCTTCTTATCTGATCTTTCGGTAGGGCCAACACGTCTCTTGTAGATAACCTCGAACCAACCAAAGCCATACGACAGAAACGACAAGGCTTCAGCAATATGGTCGTCTAGGGTATGATCCATGTCATTCAGGACGCTTTTAACGAAGTCAGCCTCTACCTTAGCTGCATCACTATCATCAACAGGTTTAACATCTAGGTCTACGTCACGAAGGATCTGCTCGACAGAATACATAACTGCACCAACAGTACTATCATTATCACGCATCTCACGGTACTTGCGTATAGCTTTTTTGCCACGCAGTTCAGGTAGGAACTCATCAGCACGGATTTGACCGTTGTGGGTGTTATCACCAGCTACACCAAGTGTAGATTTAGCTTTGGCTTCTGAGAGCTTCTTAACCATGAGACAGGTTCCAATTATGATTTCTGTGAAAGTCCCTTAGCACTTGAGTAAGCGAGGGTCAGTTTGGGTTTTGCGTATCCGTTAAGAGAAAGGTCTGTGATTGCCCATACCATAGCATCTAATCTATCTGGAGAACCTACTCGACCTAAAGGTTCCCATGTTCGCATTTGTATTTCTAGTTCGTTAAGTGATGCCCCATCAGGGGGATTAGAGACGTGCTTTACAAGTCCACGTTCATATAGTGCAGATACTGGCTCGGCTCTGGCGTACTTACCACGAGAGGCCCTTACAGCCTTATATGAGACACTATCGTCTTCACCGTGTATCGTCTGCTTAACCATATCACCACCTTGGTTAACTTCCGCTACAATACGGTCAGCTTGGTAGTGATGATACAGTTTTATAGCTTTAGTAGCCCAACCCTGTG